AAATTAATAATATAGCAATTACACCTAATATTACACAACAACTGATTATTTTTATAGAAATAGTATTATCTGTATTCCAAATTTTAATTGTTAAAAATATATAAATAATACAAAAAACTTGATAAATTATATTTTCCCAATTATCTTGTAAATATCGTTTAATTATTATTGACATAGAAATCCATATATCTCCTTCAGTTCATTATATCTATTATAATCAGAATTAATCCATTTAAATATTTCTGGATTTGCAATTATTAATTCATTATAAAATTCAAATGAAAATTGATTAGATTTAAATAATCTTATTTCTTGTGGATGGTAAATAAGAGATTTTTTCAAATCATCGGGTGTTAATTCTAATAGTAAATTTTTAACTATATCATCAAATTCTTTTATTTTCATAATGTTAAAAACCCATATAATTCTTTTATTTTTTGATAATCAGTACATTTTGGATTAATATATTTAAAAATTTTAGGATTAATTAATAATAATTGTTGAACAAATTCAAATCTAGGATTTAATATATTTGATAATTTATTTATTGGTGTAATTTTATATTTTATTTTAAATATTATATCGTTTTCAGTTTCTTTATATAATGAATATATAATATTTATATTTTTAAAATTAGTAGTTTTATTAAAATATTTAACTTGATAATTTTTATTAAAATTTAATCTTATTATAGTAATTAATCCCATTTGATTTTCACTACATATAAAATGTAATATTATAAATATAATACTACATGAGATTATAATAATTAATATATTTAATTTCGATATTTCAACTAAAGAAAATATTAATATAATGTCAATTATACAAAAAATACTAAGTGATAATAAATAATCATAATTTGTTTTTTTAAAATAATTTTTAATAATTTGATATATTATAAACCAATTTATTTTTAGTAGCATATTATAAAACTAAAAACCCATATAATTCTTTAATTTTTCGATAATCTTTTCGACTTAATTTTCGTTTAATTAATTTTTTATAATCTTGATATAACATAAGTGGAGCTTGTCTAATAGCTTCTTCGCAAAGATTATAATCTATTCGTCCTATTAAGAAAAGATTATATGGATCATATTGAATAGCTTTCATTTTCATTTCATATGATGGCCAATGAATATGTTCAATTGTATCTGGATGCATATTAAATGCTAATTTTTTAATTTCTTTATATTGAAATTTAATTAAACCTATATAAAATGGATGTTTTTCAATAACTTTTAATTGTATTTCTTTTGATGGAAATAATATAAATTCAATGTCTGATAAATCTTTTTCGATTAATTGGATTTGTCGCTTTTTAGAAATTTGTAAGATAATATAATTATAATAAAATTTAAAAATGTTTAAAAGCATATACTCTCCTATTTAATTTAAAATTATTTATTTATAATTATATTATTTATATATTAAATTTTAGATTATTAATAAATAATTTTAATTATTTAAAAAAGGAGAAATATATGTCAAAAGAAGATCTTATAAAAATCAAAATAGATATTCTTGGAAAAGAATTATCTTTAAAACAAGCGAAAGAAATTTATCAACAATTAGATGAATTATTTCGATTTATGCCAAAAACTTTAAATTTAAATAAATACAAAGAAGAACAAAATAAAAAATATAATTTAGATAATTCTAACAATTTTAACAGACCAATTAGTGAAGTATTTTTTAAAGAAAACCAAACAACAATAAATAATATAGACATATTTAAAATGTCTTATAATTAACATTTTAATTAATTCTTGGTAGAAATATAAAATAATCTATTTTTCGCCGCTCTTAAAAAACAATATTAATAACAATTAATTTTATTGGAGAAATTTAATTATGACAACAATTAAATTCAAAAGAGGAACGCATTCTGCAGTAACAGGTTATACAAGTGGTCAAATTGGTGAACCAATTTTAGATTTAGATAATAATAAATTATATCTTGGTCAAGGGGATGGTAAAAATCCAATCCCATTAACAGTAGATGTAAATGATTTTGTAATTTATAATGATTCAGGAAACCCAGGAGAACCAGGTTTTCCTAATGGTATTTGTCATCCAGATGATTTACCTACTGGATTTACACCATTACCAGGATATGATCATAAAACATCAGATACATATGGAAATTATCAATTTTCAGATGGATCAATTATGGTCTATCGTCCTCAAACATGGATTAAAGTTGAAGCAGAAAATATAGTAGATGTAAAACCTAAATCTTATTTTGTAGATGAAACAGCAGCAAATTCAGCAGGTTATTTTTGTCACGATATATTTAAGGACGATAGTCTTACAAAAAAAGGTATCTTTTGTGATAAATATATGTGTTCAAAGAATGCAAAAGGAACTGGATATATTGCAAGCTCTATTAAAAATGGTCTTCCTATTTCTACTCATGCAGATCATAATCCGATTGCAGATTTGACAGCTTGTTCAGCTAATGCTTATCATGAATGTCTTGTTGCACCGAAAGCAAGAGACGGTGTAGATGGTGCAGTAAATGATTCTTCTATTTTCTTTTGTACACCAAGACAATTACAATCATATATTGCAATTTGTTCATTAGCACATGGTCAAAACTCATATGGTACGACATATTGTGCTTGGTATGATTCCACTTATAATTATCCTAAAGGTTGTAATAATAATGCTTTAGGAGATATTGATGATTCACAAGTTAAATGGGAATCAGATGGATATAGTAATTGTGGAAAAACTGGATCTGCTGGATATGGTGGAGGAGAAGGTAATGTTTTTGCAAAATCTACTGATAATGGCCAAAATTGTGGAATAGCAGATGTAAACGGGTTAATGTGGGAAGTAAATATTGGATTAACTTGTATTGCAACTGCAGATAGTATTGAAGATATTTCAAGAGCATCTAATGCAGTTATTACATTAACAAGTCATGGAATACTTACTGGTGCTACTGATGAAGATCCAAAATTTATTATGATTACTGGTATAGGTGGGACAGGTTGGTCAGCTTTAGATGATAAAATATTTACAGCAACTTATGTTGATGCAGATAATATTTCAATTGATTTTGATTCTTCTGCAATCGTTGATGCGTATGATGTAGGAACTAATGGTGGATCTGTAACAAGTGGAACATTTTATAAAAAATTAGATAGTGTTCAATATGTTGATTTTACATCAGATAATTCATCAGCTACAGATCATTGGGGATCTACTGGTGTAGATGCAATGATGGAAGAATTTACGCCTGAATTTTTAACAGCAAATGGATTTACTCAAAGATATGGATCTGGAGCTAATCAAGTTTTAAGTACTGAATTATCTGGTAATGATTTTGAATTATTACAAATGGGATTTCCTATTCAAGATGGTATAGATAGTACTGGTACAAATTTATTTGGTAAAGATTATTTTTATCAATATATACGAAATGAATTATGTGTGCGATCGTGTGGTAACTGGACCAATGACTCGTATGCTGGTGTTTGGAATGTGTACTGGAACCTCACTCGGGCGCATTCGAACACTTCTGTGGGGTTTCGGTGTGCCTGTTACCCTGATGACTAGAGCGCGGTAGCGCCTCTGATAATAAATAAATAAAATATAAATTTATTTTAATCATTGTAGTAATTTTTAACATTAATGACACAACTCACAATAATAAAATTTTAATTGAGTTGTGTCATTAATAAATTTTTTAATCTTATATATAAAAAGGATAATATTATTGTGTCTGAAATACTTTTAAATCGAAAATTTATTGATATGATGAAATTATTAAATATTTATTTAAACCATTTTCCAAATCATGAAAAACATGCTTTATGTCAGCAAATACGACAAACAGCATATACTCTTTATGATTTAATAATAGAAGGTGAAAAAAGATATTTTAAGAAATCAACATTGACAAATTTAGATATAACACATCAAAAGTTAAGAATGCAAATTAAATTAGCTTATGATTTAGGGTATTTCTCATATAAACATAATAAGAAAAATAATAAAGTTTATCCTTTTAAAAAATTTTCAATTATATCTAGTAGAATAGATGAAATTGGTCGTCTTATTGGTAGTTGGATTAAAATAATTAAACAAAATGAAAATTGGAAATAATTATATATTTTAGGGAAGACAATTAATGTGTGCAATCGTGTGGTAACTGGAACAATAACTCGAATGCTGGTGTTTGGAATGTGAACTGGAACAACAATCGGACGAATTCGAACAACAATGTGGGGTTTCGGTGTGACTGATAAGCTTCAGACTCATTTTTATATAAGATATATAATAAAGAGATAGAAGATTAACAGGGATTGTTCTTTCCTGCTTTAAGCGAAATCATCAAAACTAATTTTTTTAGTAGGATTTCTTATAAGAAATTTCGAAAATCAAATTAATTTAAATATTAATATTATAAAAATAAAAAAATATGAAAAGAATTGGATTTTTATTTGAAAAAGCGTTTACAATAGAAAATTTATATGAAGGATTTTTACAAGCAAAGAAAAGTAAACAAAAGAAAAAAGATTGTTATGATTTTGAAAATAATTTAACTGAAGAATTGTTTTCTTTATATAATGAATTACACAATGGGACTTATCATCCAAGAGGGTATAAAACATTTACAGTTAAAGAACCAAAAGAAAGAGTAATACATGCTCCAGCTTTTAGAGACACTGTAGTTCAACATGCTATTTATATTATCATATATCCTATTTATAATAAAACATTTATAGACCATTCTTATGCTTGTCGTAAAAATAAAGGAACTCATAAAGCAAGTTATTATACACAAAAATGTTTACGAAATTCAGAAGATAATAGTTATACTTTAAAATTAGATATTCGTAAATTTTTTTATAATATAAATCGAAATATTTTAAAAAAATTATTAGAATTAAAAATAAAAGATAAACGATTTATCAATATATTAATGATGTTTACTGAAATGATAACAAAATTAGGTATTCCTATAGGTAATCTATTAAGTCAAATATATTCTTTAATTTATTTAAATCCATTAGATCATTTTATAAAAAGAATTTTAAAAGTTAAGAAATATGTTCGATATGTTGATGATTTTATTTTAATTGGATTAACTAGAGATGAATGTTTATATTATAAAAAATTAATAATATTATTTTTAAAAGAAAAATTACAATTAAAATTATCTAAATCAACAATTCAAAAAGTCAAAAAAGGATTGAATTTTGTTGGTTATCGTATTTGGAAAACCAAAAAGTTTATAAGAAAATTTAGTTTATATAAATTTCGAAAATTAGTTAAACAAAATAAACAAGAATCAGTAGTTTCAATTTTAGGTCATGCTAAATTTACTAATTCTTTATTTTATTTATTTAAAATCATAGGAGAATTTAATAATGTTATTAAGATACCAAAAAGTTACAGACCAGTATACAACATATACATTAAAAGAGCCAGATTATCCTGAAGATAGTAATATAAAATGTACTGAATTATGCACATTAAATAATTATACATATGTTCATATCCCTGACTCATTAGAAATGCCTGATCAACCTGAACAAATTGCTTTAGAAGAAGTTATATTAGATCAAACTTTATTAGATCAAATTAAAAAAGCTAGTCCGCATGTTCAATTATCTTATAAACGATTACAAGATAGAATTAGAAGTAAATATTCAATTGATGATGAACAGTATTTTACACGAATTAGTATTGGAGTATTAAATGGAACATATGAAATGCATCCAGACGAACCAGCATTAATTGCTGAATACCACGCTTGGGTTGAAGAAAGTAGAGAAATTGCAAGATTAGAAAGAGTCGGGTGGGGTTTAGAATTAACATAATTTTAAATTATTATTTTTAATAAGCGGCAAAATTTAGAATATATAAACTCTATTTTTCGCCGCTTTCAAAAAATAAAAATTATTATATTTTTAATGTTTTTAAAATTTAATTTAATGATATTAAAAATATAATAATATATTTAACTATTTTTATTTTAAAAGGGGATATTATGAATATAGACCTATCAACAGAAGCAGGACAAGAAACTGCTAAAGAATATATTAAAGAAACTTTAGAAAGAAATACGAATACGAATACGATAACAGATTCAGAAAAAGAAAATATTCATGAACAAAATACAGATACTATTGTTGGTGGAGTAACAAATAGTTC